TAAAAAAGCAAAAACAGATAAAGACGCAAAAGACGAAATAGATACCGCAAAAGCAGTAGCAGATGCAAAATTAGCAATACAAAACGCAGGGTTAGATAACATAAGCAAAGGAATTAACTTATTGCAAACTTTGGGTATAAAAAATAAGGCAATTCAAAAAGCGTTATTGGTTGCAGAAAGCGCAGCAGGTATAGCAAAGATTATAGTAAACACAAACGCAGCCAACTCAGCAGCACGATTAAAATACTCTTTGTTGCCAGGAGGTGCGGCATTAGCAGCAGCCGAAATAGTAATGAATAAAGTCGGAGCAGGTATTGGAATAGCAGCCAACTTAGCAGCAACAGCGAAAGCGTTAGGAGCATTGGGTGGTGGAGGTGCGCCATCAGCAGGAGGAGCGTCAGGTGGGGATAGTGGCGGTGGTTCGGCAACACCTAATTTCAACGTAGTAGGTAATAGCGGAGTTAATCAATTAGCGGGAATAATGGCAACAAAAGATCAAACACCCGTTAAGGCTTATGTAGTGCCTAGCGATGTAACAACAGGACAATCCCTAGACCGCAATATAATTAGGAATGCGAGTTTAGGATAAAAATACAACAAAACAAACTATTTAACGATAATATTTTAAAAGCACTAAAAAATGAAGATTGTAGAACTTGTAATTGAAAACGAAAAAGATGGTATCGACGCTATTTCAGTAGTTGATAGACCAGCGATTGAATCGGATTTTATTGCGCTTTCATCACAATTAGAAGTGGAATTAAAAGAAGTAAACATCGAGAAGAAAATCTTAATGGGTGCAGCTTTAATTCCAAACAAAAAGATTTACAGAAAAGAAAACGGTGAGGAGTTTTATGTATTTTTTAGTGAGCAAACAGTACGCAAAGCATCTGAATTATTTTTTATAAATAACAATCAATCTAACGCTACGCAGCAGCACGAAAAAGATATAGACGGAATGACCGTTACAGAAAGCTGGATTGTTGAAGACAAAGAAAAAGACAAATCTAATTTTCACGGTTTTGACGTTCCAGTAGGCACGTGGATGATTTCGATGAAATGTAATAACGATGCAGTTTGGGAAGATGTTAAAAGTGGAAAGGTAAAAGGATTTTCAATCGAGGGTTATTTTGCAGACAAAATGCAGATGAAAGAGGAGCAGAATTTAATAGAACAAATTAAAAAAATTCTAGAAAATGAAAAATAATTCAAGTCCGACAAATAATAAAAGAGGGTGTTTGTGTGCAGATGAGGAAACGTACAGCCGTGAGTGCTGCAAAGGCGAGTTAATCAATCAAGGTATTGGTTCATTAGAGAATCAAGGAACGAGTGTAATTATTAATTTATAAATCAAAATGGAGTACAAAAAAACGTTAAATCAAATCAAAGCAATTTTATCTATTCAAGTTAAATTGGAGCAGATGAAGTTGGAAGATGGTGTTACCGTTGTTGAAGCGGAATCTTTTGAGCCTGATTATTCGATTGGTATTGTATCTGAAACGGGAATTGTTGCTATGCCAGTTGGCGAGTACACAACTGCAGACGGTGCGATTATCGTAGTTGAACAAGAGGGAATTATCAAAGAGGTTAAAGAGGCAAGTGCGGAAGTAGAAGAAGCAAGTGCTGAAACACCTGAGGAAATTGTTGCACCTGAAATGGAAGCAACACCTAAAAAAATTGTTGAATCAGTTTCTAAAGAAACTTTTTTCGCAAAAGAACAAGAGTTGGAAGTTGAGAAAACAAAAAACGCAAAATTAGAAGCGGAATTAAACGAATTGAAAGTTCAATTATCTGCCGCTCCTGCGCCTTTGGTTTACAATCCTGAAAACGAAAAGAAAGTGGAAGTTAATTTGCTACATAGCAAAAGACCTGAAACAACACAAGACAGAATTTATAAAAAACTATTTTCAAAAAACTAAACAACAATGTCAAGAACAATCACATCAGTAAGTAACGATCCTTTATTAAGTCGTTCAAAAGAAACAACGGTTACTGCAACTACTACTTTTACAGCAGCAGATGCGTCAGGAACTTACAACGTAGCAACAGATGCTATCGTTTTAAATTTACCAACAATTACAGCCGAAACTATCGGAATGGAATTTTCATTTAGAAACACGGGAGCAGATGGAGCTGTATTGCTATCAATCGATCCGTCTTCAACAGATGGAATTAACGGAAGTATTGCAAACGCAGCAGCAGACGCAGTAGCAAGCGGAGTAGTAGGTAAAAAATTAAACAACACAAAAGCAACCGCAAACAATGGCGACTATGTTATACTAAAAGCAGTAGCATTGACAAAATGGTTTATCGTTGGTGGTGTTGGAATTTGGGCTTCAGAAGCATAATCATTAATCAAAAAATACATATACTAAATGTCAACAACAACTAGCATTACAACGACTTACGCAGGAGAATCAGCAGGGAAATATATCTCAGCAGCATTGCTTTCTGCTCCAACCTTAGAGAAAGGATTGGTTACAATTAAACCAAACATCAAATACAAAGAAGTAGTTAAGAAATTAACACAAGGTTCTTTGTTGAAAGATGGAACGTGCGACTTTGACGCTACTGGAACAATCACATTGACCGAGCGTATTTTAGAGCCAAAAGAATTACAAGTAAATAACCAACTTTGTAAAAAAGATTTCCGTTCTGATTGGGATGCGGTTTCAATGGGTTATTCAGCTTTTGATTCTTTGCCTCCAACTTTTGCAGATTTCTTAGTAGCTAACCACGTTGCTAAAGTAGCAGCAGAAAATGAGGTTAATATTTGGAGAGGTGTTGCAACAACAAACGGACAATTTAACGGATTTACTACCCTTTTGTCTCTTGATGCTGCACTACCTACTGCAAACGAAATTACAGGAACAACCGTTGACGCTACAAACGTTATCGCAGAACTTGGAAAAATTGTAGATGCTATTCCTGCAACATTATACGGAAAAGAAGATTTAACAATCTTTGTAGCACAAAACATTTACAAAGCATACATCAGAGCGTTGGGCGGTTATGCAGCTAACGGAGTTGGATCATCAGGTACAGATACAAAAGGTACACAATGGTATTCAATGGGTAGCGGTTTAATGTTTGATGGTGTTAAACTAGAAATGACACAAGGTTTAGCTGCCAATACAGCGGTTGCAGCACAAAGCGAAAACCTTTATTTCGGAACTGGTTTGTTAAACGATACTAACGAAGTAAAAGTTATTGATATGGCAGACATCGACGGATCACAAAACGTAAGAATTGTTATGAGAATGACTGGCGGAGTTCAATACGGAATCGTTGAGGAAATTGTAACTTACGGAATCGTTAACTCTGTAAACTAAGTAACTGATTAAATAACTTGAAAGGTGGTGCAACAAACGCCACCTTTTTTTATACAAAATATATTATGGCTTGTGATTTAACACTAGGAAGAAAAGAAGTTTGCAAAGACGTTATAGGCGGTTTAAAGGCTGTTTATTTTGTAAACGATGGCGATGCAACTGGGTACACTTACGACGGAACAGATACAGATGTTATCGATGCGGTTGCAGGTACGCCAACAGCGTTTAAATATGATTTGAAAGGCACATCAAGTTTTGTGCAAAATATTAAATCCGATAGAAATAACGGAACTACATATTTTGAGCAAGTAGTTGAATTGGCTTTAAAAACATTAACGCCAAAAATGCACAAAGAATTGAAGTTAATGGCATACGGTAGACCGCAGGTTATTGTAGAAGATAACAACGGAAATTTATTTTACGCGGGTTTAACTAGAGGAATGGAAGTAACGGGCGGAACGCTTGTAACGGGTGCTGCACTTGGCGATATGTCGGGGTACACAATCACGTTATCAGGTGATGAGCCAGTTCCTGCAAACTTTATCGGAGTGAGTTTATCGACTGCTGGATTTACAGTTACTCCAGGTGCTTAAAACTTAAACTAAACAAACTAAAAAGCGATAGCAACCCTATCGCTTTTTTTAATTTAAAACAAAATACACTTTTTTACGATAATAGGTATATGATGACAGCAAACCCTGACAATGCGTTGCATACTTTTAAATTCATTCCTATTGGAAATGATGTAGCGACTATTGTTATTAAAAACGTTTTAGACAATACAACTTACAATTTTACTAAAAGTCAGGTGTATTTACAGAAATATTACTTTGTGCTTTTAAACGCAGATATGACGTTAAGTGTGA